GGACTGGGCCGGGCGCGACTCGGAAAGCGGCGAGCTGGCAGCGCCCACGGGCACGTATTCGACCGTGACGGTGGAGCCGGCCAGCACTTCTTCGCTGATCGCCGTGCTGCCGTAGGTGCCGCCTTTGTTGGAACTGGTAGCCATGTCTTATCCCATTGATACGCTGGGGCTGCTGGCGGCGAAGCTGGCAGCGTTTTCGTGGTCTTGCCGGTAGCTCGTGACGCTCGCGCCCTGGCTCACCATGCGCAGGTTGACGGCCTGTCCGGCGTAGTTGACGGAGCCGAGCAAGGGGTCTCCGAAGCCACCGGCGCCGTCGTCGGTGATGGAGTGCGCCACGACCAGGCGGCTGGTGCTGGAGCTTTCGGTGGTCTGCGCGTACTGGGTGTTGTTGATCGACGTGCGGCTTGTGGCCCGCGCGCCACCAGCGATCCCGCCACCGGTGTGCGACCAGCCGGCCGATCCAACGACCGAGGAGCTTTGGGTGGACGAGGTGCCCGAGAGGTCCGCGCCGCTGGTCTTGCTCACATTGCGCGCGGTGATCCAGCGCACCGACACCGAGCCAGGCAGCGGCTCATCGTCCAGCGCCAGCGCGGCGTATCCACCACTGTCCACGCCCACACCGGTGAACGACTGCGTCACGGTGGGCTTGCTGGCGTGCGTGATGACGAAGTTGGTGCCGGCGTCCGGCATCGCGGCCGGGCGGATGTACGCCTTGCCCAGCGCGCTGACCATGAGCCCACTGGCGTCTCCGCTGAGAACGCCAGCAGCGTTTGCCGTGGCGAGCTTGGCGACGCCGCCAGATTCCCACGCGATCGTGGACCCATCGACCACCGAGCCAGGCGTGATGTCGAGCGCGAACTCGGGCGGGCGCGTCGTGATCACCACCGGCCCGGCCTCCACCTGGTTGATGTACGGCGAGGTGTCGGCCCAGGTCCAGATCTGGAACGTGTTGTAGTCGGACAGCGAATCGGTGGTCACCGAGGCGTCGCCGGTCGGGTACAGCACCGTGCCGCCGCCAGGGCCGTCGCCCATGTTGCCCTCGCCATCGTCGATGATGGTCTGCCACTGGGCCAGGGCCATGTAGCTCATGGCCACGCTGTTGGGCGCTGGCGGCGGCACCATCTTGAACGTCTGCGCGTAGCCTTGGTTGGCTTCCGTGATGAGCTGGCGCCCGGTGTGCATTGCGGCCGACACCTGCAGCGTGCCCATGCTGTCCACCAAGTCCACCAGGCGCGTGCCGCCGGGGAACTGGTTGAGCAGCGGCGTTTCGGTGCGCGTGTTGGGCACGATCTGCGTGTACACGCTGGCGATCTTGATATCCAGGTCTGTTGGGACACAGGCCTCGGTCAAGCGCGACGCGCTGTAGAAAGTGCCTGCATCCGTCACGTTGACGCGGCGGGTCAAGGTCTTGCCGGCTTGGCGCGCGTAGAAGCGGTTGGCCTCGCTGCCGGGAAAGTCGTACTGGATCTCGGAATACAGCTCGCAGTCGGCCACCTGGATCGGCATGTCCACGAACTGGCCCCCGACCTCTACCGTGAAGTACTCCGTTGCCACCGTCACGCGGCGGATGCGCACGTACTGCACCTGCTCGGTGACCAGGCCTTCGTCCAGCACCAGCACGAGGCCGGTGTTGACGGAGGGCGTTGTCTGGCCGGGCCGCTGCCCGATTTTTAGACCACGGTGCCCGACCACCAGGTTGCCCAGCAAGAAGCCGTTGAACTCACTGCCAGGCGTCGAGGAGGCCTCAATGATCTTGACCAAGTCGGCCCTGCGCGCGAACGTGCCCGGCGACTTGATCATGGTGATCGACACATTGGGATCATCCGGCGGTTGGGCCACGATGATGTTCGCGCCCAGCAAGGGCGCGGTGTCCGTGTTGCGCAGCACAGCATGCACTTGGCGCACCTCGACCAGCCCACCTGTCCACGCGTCCTCGGAGAGGTCCGGGAACATCGGGTTGGACGCACCGTCCGGGATGAGCTGATTGGTCGGCGGCCCGCCACCGTTCTCCGTGTCGGCCATCACGGCCGATCGGGCGAATCGAATGTCACCGTTGAGCAGGGGCATCGATTACTCCCGGGCAGTCTCGACCGCAGCCATCCACACCGGCTCCGGCAATTTTTCGAACGGCAGGTAGATGTAGAACCAGGTGTCGTAGGTCATGACGGCTTACTCCACAGCGGGCGTGGTCGCGGCTGGCGTGGCGCCGGCTGGCAGCACATACGGACCGTGTTCCAGCACCGTGCCCGAGAAGCCATATGCGTCTTGCTGGGTGCCGCGCAGCGTGCCGAACAGGAAGCGTTGCTGGCTGTTGGACTGGTCGATGCGGTAGCGCTCTTGGTCCAGGTTCTTGCCGAACATCTTGAAGCCCAGCACCCGGTCGGTCACCTGCAGGCCCTTGTTAAACCAGCTGTTGCGCTCGGCCAGCTCGTCGCGGCGCAGATCAACTTCGGCGGCGTGCTGCTGCTGTTGCTGGGCCACCTGGACGAACGATGGGCGCGCAGCTGCTGTGGGCGCCTGGGCGCCGCTGCCGCCTCCGTTGATGATCCCGGATACAAGGCCCTTGGCGTAGTCGCTGCCCGACTGGTCGGCGAACTTGATCAGCGCCATGGTCTTCGTGGTCTCCAGCTCCATGGCGGCTTTGTCCAGCTCGTACTGCATCTCCACCAAAGTCTTGGTGGGCGCAGGCGCCACGGGGACGGGCTTCGCGGCCACGGGTTCCGGCTTGCTCGGGTTGGTTTCGCAGGCGGCCAGCGCAAAGGCCGACAGGGCGAGGAGCGACAGTTTCAAGAGGGTGCGTTTCATTTGGCTTGCTCCGGCTGATTGAGGGAACGGGTGAAGGCCTCGATCTCGCGATCAAGGTCGGTGGTGCCCCAGCGCTTGCTCTCTTGTGCCTGGCTGGGTAGGCGGTTCTGGTTGGCCCCGGACGCGCGGCGCGCGCCAGACAGTGGTGCGGCCGTTGATTGCGGCTCTTGCAGCTTGGCCACCTGGTATTGCAACTCGGCGACCTGGTCATCCAGGGTGTCGATGCGGGCGATCAGCGGTGAGAGCGGGTTGATCTGCTCCGCGACAGGCTGCTCGGCGATCGGCTTTTGTTCCAGGCCAGGCGAGTCGCTGCAGGTGGCGAGCAGCACGGTGCCGATCAGCAGCACGGCCACGCACACGATCCACGCCACAGGCCACTTGCGGTTGGCTTCGGCCCACCAGGTGGTGACACCATCGCGCGCCGTGGTCAGCGCAGCGCGAGCGCGGGCAAAGGCGGACAACGCCGCCACAGGTTGAACAGATGGATCGGTCATGGTCAGGTCACTCCGCTGTAGGTAAGGAATCGGAACGTGGGCAGAAACACCTGCTCAGGTGTCTGGTGGCCGTCGGCGATGCGCCAGACCGGCACGGCTTCGAAGCCGCCCTGCTCGTGGTCAAAGATCACCTGGCGCGAAACGCCGCGCAGCACCAGCGTGAGCACGATGCCCGGCAGTGCCGCCCACAGCTCTAGCGACTCGCACAGCGCGCGCGTGATCCACGCCTTCGACTCCACGCCGTCCAGCGAGATCGGCCGGCCCGCTTGGAGCACACCCACGTGCACCAGCAACGCGCCCGTGGTGCTCGGCCCGGTGACTTGCCTCACCGGAGACCAGGTGAACTCATCGGTCCACAGCAGGCGCTCACCGAGGTGGGCGGTGGTGCCTAGGTAGGTGAGCGTGATGGACATGCACGGCAGGATGCCGCGCGCGCGCGAGGGGCGCTAAATGGCGTGCGTCATTTCTTGATGACGCGCGCAGGGGTCAGCGGGAGCGTTTCGCCGTGTCTTCCAGCGCTCGCACCATGGATTCAGCATCGCGCTGGCTGTTCATGTTCGCCTTGTGACGCTTGCCGTCAACGTTCACTGTCATGTTGACGGGGCGTCCTGGCGTGGAGATGGACTCGGTACCCTTGCCGCCCAGCGCAGCCGCGCCACCGTTGCCCACGCCGAACGTGGTGCGCTCAGCCGCTTTCAGCAGCGCCTGGCTCATGGTGCTGCCCTGCCCGCCGTACTTGAGCTGCCCCGGGTTGCTGAAGTACGGGATATCGCCTTTGCTGTCAGCAAACTCGCGCGCCAGGCTCTTGGCTTGATCTTCATCCAGGCCGGCCTGCTGCAAGAAGTTCTTGATGCCCGTCAGCGTGGTCAGATCGCCGCCCATGGCCAGGCGGTTGCCTGATTTGTCCGTTGAGAACCCTTCTCGGTCCACCCCACGGCGCTTGTTCTCCAGGTCGATCTCCCTTTGCTTGAGCTCAAGCTCCTTTTCCTGCGCGGAAATGGCCGCCTCACGCTCGGCGTTTTGCCGCTGCATGGCCGACGTGGCCTGGTCGATGGCGCCGGCCATGTTGCCCTGCGCGCCGGCCATCCTGTTGGCCGCATCGGCTCCGGCGTTCGTCAGATCGACACCGTTTCGCATCGCCTCCAGATGCTTCTCCAGGATCTCAGTGCTTTTCCCGTTCGCGTTGGCCTCGGCGATCTTTGCCTGGGCCAGTTTGATGGCGGCGTTGATCTCAGCCTCCTTCAGCGGAGTGAGCTGCCCGCTTGCCTTGAGTTCCGCCATCTTCGCCTGCGCCACGGCGATGCTTCCCTCCGCCTCCACCTTGGCCACGTTGGCCCGGGCCTTCACGATCTGGATCTCGATCTCGATCTGCTGGATGCGCGCCTGGCGGACCCCCACCTCATCGCCCATCAGGCGCGCCATCTCCTCGGCCTGGCGCGCCAGCTCTTTCTGGGTCTGCAGACCGCTCAATGCCACCTTGGCGTCTGCGCTGCGCGCCACAGAAAGGGCTTGTGCTGCCGAGATGGCGGCCTGCGCGGCTTGCACCTCTTCGGAGTTGGCCCTGGCCTTCTCCCTGGACGCTGACGCCTGCGCCGTAGTCTTGTCCACGTCGATCTGCTTTTGCGCGATCAGCTTTTCCAGCTCGGCCACTTCCTTCTTGCGCTGCTCGCTGTCTTGCCCCGACTGACCCAGCAGCGCCTGGCGCGCCCCCAGCTCAGCCTGGAGCACCTCCAGCTCGGTGCGCTTGATGCTGGCCAGCGTCTCCATCGCTGCGGCTTCCTGCGCGGCAGCCACAGCGATCGCCTTGCGCTTGGCCTCCTCGTCGCCCAGACCAGCCGCCTGGGCGATAGCGGCCTGCCCGCGGGCCTTGACGGCTTCGATCTCCTTCTCGGCCAGGGTTATGTGCGTCTGGATTTCTTCGCGTACCTTGGCGTAGGCCACACCCAACGCAGCCACGCCAGGCGCTGCCGCGGCATTCTGGCCACCGGCATCGGCCGCTGCCTTGCCCTGTTCTCGCGCAGCCAGCGCGGCCTGAATGGCCGCATCGGAACTCAACACCAGGGCGGCGCGCAACGTGTCGTTGTGCTCGGCCGCCTTGAGCAGACGGTCCCGGCTGTCCTTCTCGATCTGGGCGAACGACTCAGACAGGCCAGAGAAGTCCAGCGTGGCCACCGCGCCCGCCAGCGTGCCGATGTACTGCCCGGTCTGGATCAACGTATCGCCCAGCAGGGTGATCGACATCTGAGCCAGCTCGGCGCCCACTTTCAGCGCGTCCAGCCCACCCGATTCACCCAGGTTGGCCGACATCTCGACGAAAGCGTTCTTGATGTTGGTGATCTCCTGGCTCAAGGTCTGCGCAGCTGGTGCACCGCCATACAGCTCGTCCAGACCTTTGGCCAGGGCTGGGAACAGGTCTTCAGCCGCAAGCTGCCCGTTCTCCACCAGCTTGATCAAATCCTGAGTCGTAATTCCCAGCCCGCTCGAAGCCGCCTGCAGCGCACCCGGCAAGGCCTCGCCGAGCTGCCCACGCAGCTCCTCCATGCTCACCGTTCCCTTGCTCGCGATCTGCGAGAGCGCCAGCAACGCGTTTTGTGTCTCGGCGCTGCTCTTCCCCGCCTTGGCCATGGCCAGTGTGACGGACTCGAAGACCTGGCGCGCCGGCTCGCCCTCGACGGCCGTGCCCTTGGTGGCCGCAGCCAGACCCAGAAACGCCTGCCCTGCGGCGGTGACATCAACGCCCGCGGCCGTGGCCATGCGGCGCACGAACTCCATCTGCTCACCGGCCAGCGTCGAGTCGCCAGCGACCGCCTGCAACCCGGCCTGGATCTGTTCCATCTGAGCCGCCGCGGCAACCATCTCGCGGAAGGTGAACGCTGCCGCCAGGTTCTTCGCCATGTCTCCAAGCAACCGGCTCGCGTTGCCCGCGCGATCGCCCAGATCGTCGGTCTGTTTTCCCGCTGTGCTCGCCGCGTCGCCCATGCCGTCGATACGCTGGCCGGTCGTGGTGGCGCTCTTGCCCAGCTCTTCAGTCTTCGACTCCACCTTGTCCAGGTTGCCGGCCAGCGGAGCCAGGCCTTCATCTGTGACGCGTACCTTGAAATCAATGCGGTTTTCTGTGGCCATGGCGGTGTGGTCGTTGGTTCAGATTCAGGAATGAAAAAGGGTGGCTCGCGGCCACCCTTCGTGTCAGGCCGCGCGCGGCGGTCTGGTCTGGTCAGCGTTCGATGGTGCGCATGTATTTGCTGATGCCCACGCCTTCCTTGGTCGGGTCCATCAAGACCTCGCCATCGATGTCCAGGGTGGTGAAGCCCTTCTGGATCAGCGCCAACTGCTTGGTCACGCCCTGGCTCACGCGCCACATGTCCACGATGCTGGGTTTGCCCGAGTCCACCTCGTTCATGCCGGCAAAGCGGATGTAGAGCTCGGGCGTGGCCGCGGTCAACGCCTCAACCACCACCTGGTCTGCGAAGCTGTACGACAGCCACAGCTTGTCCGCGTTCACCACGCCAGCCGCATCTTCATTGAGCCAGACGCCCTCCGGGCGCAGCTCGTAGCCGCCAGCGTCCACCGCCACAGCGGCGCCAACCGTGGCGCCCACCTTCACCACCAGAGCCGACACGCCCGAGTGCGGCAACGGGATCAGCGAGCCGAGCGCGGCGGTGTACGGCGCGTCCACCACGGTGCCTGCGTCTTCCGGAGTCACCGTGGCGCGCATGGCGCGGGAGAGGTTCACGATGTTCAGGTCGGCCAGCTTGGCCTTGAACGTCACGCCCGTGATGCGGCGCAGCTCGGCATGGGTGCCACCGCCCAGCGCCGTCATGTCGTCTTGCTTCTCCACGCTCTCGGCCTGCTCGGTGCTGGCCTCCAGCACGTTGCCGATCGGCACCAGCGCCTCGGAGCCGTATACGGCGGCGTAGAACTTGCCCACGCGGGCGGTCGGGCGGTAGATCTTCTTGACGATTTCAATGGCGGCCATGGTGCTCGGTCCTCAGAGTGGGGGTTTTTGGAAATGGGTCACGGCGCGCACGGCCGTGGGCAGGTAGCTGTAGGGCGCCGAGTGGCTCGGGCCGGGAGGGGTGATCAGGGTCAAGGGTTCGGCCGCGCCGTCCACCCGCGCATCGGCCAGGGCCAGCGCCACCGCGGTGGCGATCACGCCCGCGTCTTGCCGGCCCGCCGCGCCGCTCTTCGCCGTGGCCACGTTGCGCACCGCCGTGACGGCGTACCAGGTGTGCTCCAGGCGCCAGGCGCTGCCAATGTCCTGGTCGATGCGGTAGCCGCCGTACACCAGATGCACGGCCGGCGTGAGCTGCTTGCTCTCTTGCACGTCGGCCAGCTCGGCCGCTGTCAGCACATGCACCGCCGGGCTCGCGCCCGCCAGCGCTTGCTTGAGCAGCGTTACCAGGCGCGGTTCAAGCGCCATGAAGGCGTTGGCCTGGTCGAGCGTCATGCCGGCCGTGCTCATGCAAAGCCCCGCAGGTTGTCGTCGGTGATGCTGCGCGGGCTGAAACCGCTGTACACCTCGGCCTCGCCCGGCTGACTGCCTGCCACCAGCGCACCCGGTGCACCGCCCCAGGGGCAACTCACCACGGCCTTGCCGTCGCCAATGGCCAGCAGCTCTTTTTCGGCGGCCTTGTAGCGCAGGTACACCTCGTTCTCGGGCGCAAAGTCCTTGTAGAGGTAGTAGCGCGCCACGTCGACCGCAATGCGCGTGAGCTGGGGCGGCGCCACCAGTTCGGTGGCCTGCGGGTTGCCCACCACCGGCGCGGGCTTCACGCAGCCGGTCAGTGGCAGCGTGTACACCCGGCCGATGAAGCTGTCCATGTAGGCCTGGGCGTCCGCAATGGCGCGCTCCACCTTCTCGGTCTGAACGGCCACCAGGTCGGGGTCCGTCAGCTCGATCAGCTCGCGCTCGCCGAAGCGGTCGATCAGGTCCTGGGCAATGGCGTAGTTCATGGGCCGGGTAATCTTTCAGGCGCTGCCTGGTCAGGCGTGCACGTGCTTGTAGAGCTGCACTTCGATCAGCTGGCCGGCCTGCGTGGCCGCGCCCAGGGCGCGCCCGCAGTGGTCGGCCGCCGTGCCGGTGATCGCCATGCCGTCTGTGCCCACCTTCACCAGGACGCCGAACGCGATCGCGGCCTCGGCCTCCACCAGGTAGCTGTAGCCGGTGACCGCAGTCACAGCGTCGCCGATCTCGGCGGCGGTCTCGGTCACGCCCTGGCAGTCCTTGACGCCACCGGCAACGGAGGGGTAGCCGCCGTCGTAGGCCACGAAGCGGTGGGCGGCCAGCGCGGCAATGGCCACGAGGGTCACGGCGTGCTGTTTGTCGAACTGGCGGCCGGTGTTGTTCTGCGATGCCATGGGGGTCTCTCCTGGTCAGGTGTGGGGTGGGTTACTTCTTGGCCGGCTTGGCGGCAGGGGCCGCGGCCGGCTTGGTGCTGGCCTGTTCGGCCCGCACGCGCTGGCGCGCCGCCTCGATCTCGGCTACGGTCCGGCACAGGCGGATGGCATCGGGGCGGGCGGCGGCCATGCGGATCAGGATCGCCGCCTGTTCCAGCGTCACCCGATGCGCCTTTTCCACGCTGATCGGCGGAAAGGCGCGATACATGGCGCGCGGGTCAGGCGCATCGGCGGCCTCGCCCGGCACCCAGATGGCAAAGAACCCGCCCGCCATGCCCCCCGCGCGGCAGTGATCCAGCGAGATATCACCCGCACGCCCGTCAAAAAAGCCGCGCCCCGCGCTGTCGCCCGCATCCCACAGGCGCGACAGCAGATCGTTGTGACCATCGAAGACGGGCGCGAAAACGGGGGCGAAGATCGGGTCGGGCATGGCTGTTCCTTTCGGCAGATAGCGGCATACGGCCATGTTTCGCACGCCCCGGCAAGGCCCGGCCCCTCTGGCGCCGCTTCTTGGCTGGACGCGGGCCGCAAGGGCGGATATGGGCTGCGGCTTGCATTTGCGGGGCGGGATTGTTGAACCCGGGCCCTGCGGGTGTTACGTTATTGAATACACCCAGCGCCGGGGGAGGATGGCGGCGCGACAGCTGGAGGACGATGTCCTGTCTCATTCTGATCCTGCGACCGGGCTTCCGGTCGGACCGAGGGCCACGCGCGTGAACGACGCCGACCCGTCAAGTGAACTTCTTCTGGAACGCATCGTTGCCTCCCTGGAAGATGACAAGGCCGAAGAAATCGTGCAGATCGACCTGCGCGGCCGGTCCGAAGTGGCCGATTACATGGTGATCTGCTCGGGCCGTTCGTCCCGTCAGGTGGCTGCGATTTCCGAAAAGCTGGTGGAACGGCTGAAGCAGGAATTCGGCCGCCTGTGCAAGATCGAAGGCAAGGAAACCGGCGACTGGGTGCTGATCGACACGGCCGATGTGATCGTGCATGTGTTCCGCCCGGAAGTGCGTGAATTCTATCAGCTTGAAAAGATGTGGCTTCCGGCCGATCTGCAGCGGCCCACCGCCGAGGTCTGATGCGGGTTCATCTCTGCGCGGTGGGGCGGCTTCGCACCGGCCCTGAACGTGATCTGGCAGATGATTATGCCGCGCGCTTTGATCGCACGGGCCGGGCGCTGGCGCTTGGCCCGTTTGCCGAACACGAGGTGGAGGACAAGCGCGGCGGCGGCATGACGGCCGAGGCAGAGCTTCTGTCCCGTGCCATCCCGTCAGGCGCGCTGATCTGCACGCTGGATGAACGCGGCAAGCTGCTGTCCAGCCCCGAATTTGCCGATCTTCTGGCAAAATGGCGCGATGGCGGGCGGCAGGATCTGGCCTTCGTGATCGGGGGCGCGGATGGTATCGACCAAGGGTTGCGGGCGCGGGCGGATTTTTCGATCAGCTTTGGCCGGATGGTCTGGCCGCATATGCTGGTCCGGGTCATGCTGGCAGAACAGCTGTATCGGGCGGCTTCCATCCTGTCGGGGGCGCCCTATCATCGGGTATGATGGGCATCGGGTATGACAGGCATCGGATATAACGGG